GCAGATCAAGCCAGCTCAACAGCTGCGTGGATAGGGCTTGGAGGCACAAACAGCAAACAAAAGTTAGAAGTAACCATCACGGATAGACAGCCTGGGCCGGTAACAGTTTGGGTTCATTTAGCAAAACCAAGCACAACAGTTTATGTTGACCCAAAAATAGTGGTGAGCTAATGACTGCGCGCCAATATCCACATCCAGATACAGGAATAATAAGTGATGATTCAACAGGTATTGAATATCCGCTTGTTCAGGTTGGTGTGGTCAATGAAGATGATTCTACAATCATTGTTACTACATGGAGTAGTGCCACAGGGTTAAGTACCGCACGCTGGCTGCTTGCCGGCTGCGGCACACAAACAGCAGCGCTTGCAGTTGGTGGGCTTGATGCGCTACAGGCTGCCCTGGGGACTACAGAGGAATATAACGGTACAAGCTGGTCGGCAGGAGGCACTCTCGCAACCGTACGCGAAGATGCTGCTGCTTGTGGAACACAGAGTGCGGCATTGGTCTGTGCAGGTGATAGTATTCCTATTTTGGACAGTTCAGAGGAATACAATGGCACAAGCTGGTCGGCAGGCGGTACTCTAACCACAGCCAGGTATAGCCATGCAATGTGCGGCACACAAACAGCGGCTTTGGCGGCGGCAGGTATTAGTACTGGGCGATTGGTTAGCACGGAGGAATACAACGGCACTACCTGGTCAGCCGGTGGATCGCTCACAACTGCACGGGATGGGGTTTCCGCCAGTGGCACGCAGAGTGCAGCAATAATCGCCGGCGGATATGCAGGCAGCACCATTGGCACGCTAGACAGCTCAGAGGAATACAACGGCACAAGCTGGTCGGCAGGCGGTGATTTAATAAAGGTGAGATCAAGCAATGCTGCAGCGGGGGGGTTGAGCACAGGGCTAAGTTTCGGCGGTCTCAATGATTCAGCCCAGCCTGATATGTCAAGCACTGAGCGTTACGACGGCAGCACCTGGACGTTCGGGGATAGCATGATTACTGCCCGGGGATTTCTAGCCGGAGCAGGGGCGCAAGATTTGGCGCTCAGTTTCGGCGGTTTGTATGATATAGCTACTGGCAATACTGACCCCATGGTAAACACGGAAGAATATGGCCAGCCAGTAGTATCCAGTGATATTTTTCGCGCTATGCAGCGCATGGACAGGGGTTTTGGTGCAGCACGGTCTGCTGGATTAGGAGGAATTTTACAATGAGCAGTGAACTTAGCAATAAAGATAAAGCAGAATTGCCTGAGAAAAGCGCAATCGTTGCTCTTTTAGATAAAGAAGATGCAGCTTATATTGATGCTCATATAAACGAAATTCAGGCAGTTTGGTCTAAAAGGCAAATATTCCGCACTGAGACTGAAATGCGAATCTCTGTCCTTAATGACACAAAATTTCCTACTCAAGCATCTAAATATTGGCAGGCTGTCAGGGAGTTATCAGTATTTTATCAGAACCTAATCACTCTTTCTTTTGAGTATAGACGCAATTGCATTAAGCAGAAGAAAGTGCAGAGAAGGTATGATGTAGAAATCGCCCCTCTTGATAAAGAGTTATTGGGTATTGATCTTGAAGAGTTAGAATTTGCACAGTTAAATATGCAGATGACTGCTAGAGATAGAATGCGTGAGATTAAACTGTGGCTTCAATTAATGAAAGAATGTACTGAAGATGACCCTAGCTTTGATACAGAAAATGTAAATACGCATCAGCTTGAATCATATACTGAAAGATTCAGAATGCAGGCAGGGCACATTACACCACAAACATCACATGATGAAAGAGTTAATCTTGATTCACAATTAAAAACTGCTGTAAGACATTTGAATTTGGCAGAATTGCCAACTAAACAAAGGAGCGATAATTCTTGAGATATAGACGCTTGAGAGGGATGACCATTATGACAAGGGATATGCGCAATCTTGACTTGTTATCGAATGCAACTCAGTGGGCATCTTTGAGAGCATTTTTTCAGGGATGCGGTAATTCTGGTTACTTATCCGTTCGCCAATATCGTGCTGGTGGAGATTTAGTTACTGATAATCCTTTTACTTCAACATACCGACCTCTTAATGTGCATGACCACAGTAACTATAAAGGAACGTGTGGGATGGCTGAGAGGCAAGGTATCGCCAATGGCTATATCTTTAAATCACGCCATACTGATTATAAACTGAGAAAACCAAAGGTTGGGGATTATCTTGCTACTGAAAGTATCGAATTTCCGATTGTTCCTCCTGATATGGACGGGACAGTAGCTGAACAAATATCATTGATGCAGTCTTATTTCCAGGCTATGATTGACAAGGATCATAGCGTTTTTGATTACCGACAATATTTTAAATGGGCTTTAGCAATAGAAGAAGTATGGCCTGAAGTATTTTCAGAACATATCACTGATACTTTTGATTCTGATAGACATACAGTTGATGCTGCAAAAATACAGGAACAGGTGTGGAAACACTGGAAGGATGAATATGGCGGTATTATGGGTCGTGGTGAGAATAATAGCCTATGGGCAATTGTTCCGTTCATTACTACCGAGTACGAAGACCCTGAGCTTGGAGTTATAAAAAATAGAGTGACAGCACAAGTTGTTGGTGACTTTGGAAAATACCATCCAAATGATATTTTTGAAAATCGACCTGATACTTATGGTGAGCGCAGAGGTGGTAATAAAAATTTACCAATTCAAAATAGGTATTTAAGGCATAGAGTAGTACATAGTGCTGGAAACCCTACTGCTAGATACCGTAGCACACCAGGGATTATTGATAGCATGATGGGTGAATGCTATGGAATTCAAGCTGGCGGAGCTCTCGAAGAAGTATATCGGGATAAAACAACTGACAGTGATTTCACAATAAATAAGTTTGGAACATCAACACCATTAAATGCTGCAAAATTTAGTAGGTTTGTTGGAATTCCATTACCGAATGCTTCAGGTAGAAGGGATAGGCGCAGAGGTTTCAAAGACTCTAACTTTTTTGCTTCATTAACAGATAATGAGCGAGTAATTGGTGTATCTGATGGAACTCACGTTCACAGATATACTTGGGGTCTTCCTCTTGAGTTGGTTATGTTAAGCCCATTAATGAGTTGGAATCCGCATAAAATAACCAAAAAATCTGATCCAACTGAAGGCAGAACTAGGGATGGAAGAACCCCAGAAAAAGCGTATTCTGGTTATAATGAAAGATCGTACCATTATCTGACACCAGATGAATTTTATAATGGAAGTGATCCTGTTGATCCTGCTGATACTAGAACTGCTAGATGGGTTGAGGATTCAGAAGGCGTACCAAGATTATGCAGGTCTTCTGGCCCGTGGATTGTTTTGCCACCTATAAATAATGTTAACCAAAGAGTTAGAGGAAGATTTTTAGTATATGATGATGCAATGCAGTCTCCTGCAATGGCTCAAGCATTAGATTTACGTGATTAATAGGATAGCAGATTATGCGAATATCCAGTGGTGATACCTCAAAATACATTTACTTTGTTGCTGTCGATGCAACTGATTTAAAAACTAGAGAAACTGGGTTAACAACTTTTACAGTATATCGCTCTAGGAATGGTGCTGCCGCTGCTTTGATGACGACACCAACAGTAAATGAAACTGATGCAACAAATATGCCTGGGGTGTATGAGTTATTGTTAGACGAGGATATGACTATTGGTGCTGGAAATAATTCAGAGGAAATGGCTTTTCATATTACTCAGGCTGATATGTCACCAGTTACTAGGACTATCGAACTATATAGACGAACTGTAACTAGCGGTAATACTCTTGATGTTACTGCTACTGGCGCTGGCGGTATTGACTGGGGTAACGTTGAGAATAAAACTACAGCAAATGATTTATCAGGAACTGATATTCAGTTGGCTGATACGGTAACAACTCTTACAGGACATACAGCACAGACTGGCGATAACTTTTCAAGGCTTGGAGCACCAGCAGGTGCGAGTGTTTCAGCCGATATTGCCGATATTCCAACAGTATCTGAATTCAATTCTAGGACTCTATTGTCGGCTGATTATTTTGACCCAGCAACTGATACTGTAGCAACTGTAACAACTGTTGCGAATCAAGTTTCTGCCGATATAACAGCTATTAGTGGTGATGTTGTTGCTGCCGATAATCTTGAGTCAATGTACGATGGAACTGGATATACAGATGATTTCGCTCCTGCTACACAAATACAGCTAGGAAATTTATCAACTGGTAGTGCGGCAATTTCAACTATAGCGAGCGGAGCAACTGTAACAGTTGGTATTGAGACTCTGACTTATGAAGCTACAAAGCAATTGGATGGATCATACCATGAAATTGCAGATGATTCTGGACAAATAGACGTAAAATATAATTTTTTAGTTGGTTCATCTGGCGTTGCATCAGAAGTAACATTTACAGGACGGCTTAATGGTGCTAATGATGACCTTGATATTTTTGGGTATAATTGGGTAACTACATCCTGGGATCAAATCGGAAGTTTTCATGGGACTAATTCAACTTCAGATATTAGTGGTAAATTTAATTTATTATCTGCTCATACAGGGACAGGTGTAGATGCTGGAAAAGTTGATCTTAGGGCTTATAAAGCAACTGGATTGACCAGTGCTATATTGTATCTCGACCAAGTATTTTTGAGCTATGCGGTTGTTTATCAAGATGTTGGCCCAGATGTTGCTGATATTCAAGCGCAAATTGGTACAGCAGGTGACGGACTAACCGACTTGGGTGGAATGAGTGTTGGAATGACGGCAGAAGTTAATGCTGAAGTAGTTGATGCTATCAGTGTTGATACTTATGCAGAGCCTGGGCAGGGTAATCCTAGTTCTACGCTATCTCTTGCTGATAAAGTTAATTACATTTTTAAAGCTTGGTTGAATAAATCTGAACAAACTGCAACTGATTACAGCTTGTATAATAATGCCGGTACTGTAGTGGATCAAAAGGCTACAGTGAGTGATAATACAGTTACAGCAACGAAAGGAAAAGTCGTAACAGGCCCATAAAATGGCAATTGATACTAAAGTAAAAAGAATGTCCATGCTTTCGGCAGCAATGCCGGGGGCTTGGCAACATCTTTTTGAACCTGATGGAACGATCGGTTATGAAGATAGGGCGACCTTACTTCATCTTTATGGTGGAAATAAGTTTGATACTGATAGCATTCAGTTTTCAATGTTTGATACATCATCTTCAAATGTGTCGGATAATGCAACTGTTCTACAATCGCATATATTAAACCAAAATGATACTATCAGTTCTAACCTTTCTGACACAGTTGGAATAGACCAAGCACATACACTTGCCCAAACAAAAACAACAAATGCAAATGCATCAGATCAATTAGTCATAAACCAGAATGTTGTGCTTAACCAGCTAAAAACGCTTAGCCAAAATGATTCTGAGCTAATCGCAGTTTTCCAGAATAACTTGGTATCTTTGATTGATACATTAAGTGAAAACTTATCTGATGGAATAGTTTTAGATCAGAATAATGCGCTTTCTCAAGCAGACACAATCAGCATTAATAATTCTGATAGCATTGTGATAGACCAAAATCATTTGGTTTCTTTGCTGGATACAATTTCATCAAATGCTTCTGAAGAAGTTTTGCTCTTACAAATTTATTCTTTAGTTCAGAGTTTAACAACGAATAGCAGATCATCTGATTCAGTTGATGTTACTGAATACCCTTCAATAAGCTTTTTTGATACTGATTCAGGCTCAACATCAGATGGAATAGATATTACACAACTTCATTCCATTTTACAGAATGATACATTGAGTGCGAATCTATCTGACAAAATAGTAATTGACCAAATATTTTCACTTTTGATTGAGGATACTTTAAGTTTTAGTTTATCTGATAGTATTGATTATTCAGAATATTCTTTACTATCATCAATAGATACTCTTAGTTCTAATCTATCAGATCAAGTTAATATGGATCAGGCAAATTCTATATTACAGAATGATACTTCTAGCTCTAATATATCAGATAGCGCCACTATTTTACAGGATTCTATAATTGCATTGCTTGATACATTATCATCATCTGTATCAAGCCAGTTAGATTTATTGCAGAACAACTTAATAATACTTAGCGATACTGCAACTGAAAGATTATCAGGAGATATTGTTTTTGTTCAGCACGCCATAGCAGGTATGGTTGATACCATTTCTCTCTCAATATCTGACAAAGCTTTATTATTCCAGAACCACAATATTTCTAGCATTGATACAATCAGTTTTAATTTATCTGATAGTGTTTCTTTTATAGAAAACTCAGTAGTATCAATAGCTGACACTCTATCAGAATCATCATCAGATCAGGTTAGTATAGCATTTGATGGAACACTTCGCTTAGCAAGTACTATATCTGAAAACATATCTAGTGATGTATTGTTTACTCAGCATAACTTGATAAACCCATTTGCCACACTGTCATCTAATAACTCTAGTGACATTGAAATAATACGAAAATATATAGTTGCTCTTAATAGCTCAATAAATAATAGCCAAAGTGATACTGTTGCCATGTCGATATACAAGGCTCACATAATATTCATAGCAAGCGAATTTTCTATTGATTTTTCAGAAATTGGCATTGATATTGATAATAGCATAAACATAGAATTGGAGAGTTATTAATGGCTTATGGAGAGATAATTGCCTGTGATATAGAGCGCAGCACTCTTGATACAGATGATATAATATTGAATTTAACTAAAAACCAAACTGCATTCAATATATCAGGATGGACTGCGAATCTAACAGTTAACACTGCAAAAGATGGAAGTGGTGGTGCGAATACTTTTGAGGCAGAAGGCGTAGTATTTGGCGATGCAAATAACGGTCAAATTTCAATTGATATGGGTCTGTTTGCTGTAGCGGCAGGTAAATATTATTATGATATAAGAGTTATAGATGGTGGCGGGAAAGGTAGGGAATCCATAGCAGGAAAGTTTACTGTCACTCAACGCATAACAAAGGCTTAATTGGAGGTACAGAATGGCGACTGCTGGTGTTCAAGATGCGTATGCAACAATTTCACAGTCTGACTCTTACCTACCATTGAAAGATGACTGGTTGGACGCAGATGATGAAGTGAAAGAAGATGCTTTATTGTGGGGAAGGTATTATATAGACGCAAATTTTGATTGTGTCATTGACTATGATAACATAGATGAAGAAGTTGTTTTTGCAAACTCTTTGCTTGGATACGATTATTTAAGCCAAGGAGATTTATTCTTTGACAATCAAGATAATCTGATCTTAAAGAGAGTTAAGGCTGGATCAGTCGAAACAGAAAAAGAGTATGCAAGCGGCACAAGAAAGCGTCCGAATTCTTTATCAAAAGTAATATCAATTTTATCCAGTATATGTAATAATACTTCTGGTAGACTTGTGAGGGTTTGATATGGGGTTATATGACGATATTCAAAATGATATAGCTGAGGCTTTTAACGATGATTTATCCGATACAGTCAAAAGTGTTACAATATCAAAAACGATCGTCACAGGATATGATGCGGCAGCGGGAGAGCAAGTGTCTACGACTCAATCGTATGAAACAAGAGGCATCATCATACAGGATGAAGAGTCAAAAGGATCAGACGAAACTATGGTCGAAGGAATAGTTAACCTTCTGATTCTTGATAGTGAAAAATCGATTGACTCATTTAAGATTGGTATGGATATAATAATCGATAATAATATCTACGAAATAAAAGGTCTTAAACCTGATCCAGCAGGAGCAACGCACACTTTAAGATGCAGGCCAAAATATGCCAATAGTTAGCAGACTTGAAGACTTAGGAGAGGCAGTAATAGAAGCTTTTGGAGATTATAAAAGAGAAACTGCCGAAGCGCTACACGAAAAACTTTTAGATGTGACACCAGTTAGGACTGGAACGCTGAGAAAGAACTGGGTTGGCTCTCCCGGGAAGACAGGTAGCCCAACTAAGCATACACCAAACACAGGAAGGTATTGGGATAGACCAAAACCGTTTCTTACAGGAAAATACACTAAGGATTGGAGTATGTTTACAATAAGAAACAACTCTCCTTATGTTATGTATGTAAATGATGGGATACGTGGAAACCAGCATAATGCAGGTTTTATAGGAACTGCAATAGCGCAAGCTGCTCTTGAAATGAGAGCTTTTACAAGTAGTTTAAAGTAGGGGTGAATAATGCCTAATCTTGATGGCACAAGAGCAAAGCTAGAAGAGATATTTATATCTGGTTGGGCAGAAAGAACGCCAATAAAATATGATAACGTTCCTTTTGATGATAAATTGCATGATTATTTTGTTGAAATAAGAATGATAAATAATGTAACTTATAATGCAATAGTTGGAAATGGAAGAAAAAGACATGAAGGTGTTTTTTCAATTGTTATTTATGCAAAACAAAATACAGGATCAGGTGCTGCATATTCATATGCTGATGCAATTGGTCAAATAATGGATAACTTATCTGATGTTAATTTGTTTACTTATGCGTCAGAAGCTAGAAGGGCGGGGAAGGAAGAAGGTGGTCGGTACGTTCTGATTGTAGATGTACCTTATTTGTCAGATGAAGTTTAAAAATATATTTTTGGAGAAAGATTATGGTCGCAAGCACGAATTATACCGATATAGCATACTCAAAAGAAACTGTATTTGGCACAACAAATGCCACTCCACAGTTTACTATCTTGCCTACAACTGGTGGATCACCAGTAAACAACATTACAACTGCGGTATCAGAGGTTATTCGATCTGATCGCCAGACAGATGATTTAGTTGTTGTTGATGGTGAGATTTCTGGTGATCTCAACTACGAACTTTCATATGAGCCATACCAAGATTTTATGGCTTCTGTTTTAATGAACACAACAACAAGAGCTATTTCATTAACAGCAGTAACTAACGATGGAACTGGTGATAATACTATCATCGGTGATACTGGAATTGAAGCTGTATGCCTTATTGGTGACGTTGTAAGGCTTTCATCAGTAACTGATTCAACAATTGATGGGCCTTATGTTATTGTTGCTTCTGGAACTAACGAAGTAACAGTTTATCCTGCCACTGGAGCGACTGCTGCTCTAACTGATTTGGTTGTAACAACTACAGAAATCAGGACAAATGGAGCAGATGAAATCGAAGGATATACTATTCGTAAGACTGCTACAACTGAAGGAAACACTTACAGATGGTATTATAAAGGTTGTGCTGTAAACACCATGAATTTCAACTTTGCTACTGGTAGCATATTGAATGGTTCTATTGGTATTGTTGGGCTTACCGAAGAAGCTAGATCAACACCTTTAACTGGCGAACAAGCTGATATTGAAACTCCTGCTTACACTATCATGAACTCTGTTTCTAGTGTTGGTGTTATCCGTGTTGGTGGTGTAACTCTTGGTTCATGTACTTTTTCAAGCCTCGATTTAACCATTGATAATCAGATCAATGCAGCAAAAGCAATCGGAACTCTTGGTGCATGTGACCTTGCAGCATTTAGCTTAATGGTTACTGGCAACACTGAAGTTTACTTCAACAACTTAGATTTATACAATAAATTCCTTGCCGCATCTTCTTTTGATATTACTATCATTTTGACAGATGGCGATGGAAACAGCATTGGCTTGAACATTCCAAAATGTAAATTTGAAACTTTGGACACGCCTGTTTCTGGTAAAGATGCATTCTTAATGCAGTCTGGAACTTTGAAAGGTTTGCGTGATGCAGATGGCGATTACATGATTAAGTTTTCTCGCATTGACGCATAAAGACTTTAGCTTTGGCTAGAGATTGGCAGGGCTGTTTTTTCTGTGGGCAGTCCTGCCTCTTATTCATAACACACAGGGAAAAATCAAAAACACACAGGAAAAATTATGAAACTTACACCGATAGATAATTTAGCTGAAATAGATGGCTCCAAGTTCATTTACCGTGGAGTAACATTGTTTGTAGCAAGATCAAATAACACAAAGTTTAAAAAGATGTTTCGCGAGGTTATAAAACCTTACAAAACAGAGTTTGATGAAGGCCGTATGGATGATGGCGTTGCTGATAACTTAATGATCGCATGTTTTGCCAAGACAATACTTGTTGGATGGGAAGACCTTGTTGATATTGATGGCAAAGAATGGAAATATTCTGTGCCAAATGCAGAATCTTTATTGCGAGATGATAGAGACGTAATGGATGCAATCACTAAATTTAGTGAAAATATTGACAACTATATGAGGTCAAATGAGGAAGAAACTATTGTAAAATTGCCCGCCTAGAAGAATGGAGAATCGAATACGGCGAGCATATAAAAACGTTCGAAGAGCTTAAAAGGAATGGAGAAGAGACGCCATTAGACCATATACCAAAAAGAGACCCTTGGCACAGTTGGTTCTCTGAGGCTTATGGCGTCTTGTCTAACTCAAGAACGGAGTCAGGTGCCATCCCATTGTCTGACTTAAAAGCATATTCCGACAGTTTCGGCTTGATAGGTAGTTTTTCAGAGTTTGTTGGTGTTATTTATGCAATAAATAGCATAAACAATAGGAATATAAAAAAGAAAAGAGAGGCTGAAACCTAAATCTTAGGGCAGTAAAAACTATGACTGATTTTTACACAAAAATAGTATTAGATGCTGAAAAAGCAACTGCCCAAGCTTCTGGGTTTGGCAAAGAAGTGCGTAAGTCATCTGGAATTCTCGAGCAGTTTCAACAGAAGGTTCACGATGTTACCCAAGGAGGGGCAAAAAACGTATTCAGGCAATATGAGAAGTCAACTCAGAAGCTAAACTTATCTCTTAGAAGTGCTGTTGCTAGCCTTCACTCTATGGAGAAGGGGGTTGCTAAATCAGAAGTCGCTCTTAAAGAAGCTGTAAGTTCGTACAATAAGCTTGAAAGAGCAACAAGGGAGTTGACTGAAGAAGAAACAAAGAGAAAAATTGGCTTAAAGCTACAGATAATCCAGTTAGAGAAAAAAGTTGATGTAGAGAAACAATCAAGGTTAGAAGGAGAAAAGTTAAAAAAGTATGTTGTACAATTAAACCAACGATATGATGAAAATGCAAGAGCACTTGCAAGAGCTAAAAAGGCAAGGAACGATTTAAACCTTACTGTAGCTGCTGGTCTGCAAACAAAGAAATCAGCAGTAGCATTATTTAAAAAAGAAATGATTGCTATAAGGGCATCAACAACAGCCTATAAAGAAAAAGTTGCAGCAGAAAAGAAGGCAAATGCAGAAAGTAAGAAATCTGAGGCTGCATTAAAAAGATCAAACACAACAATTGATAGATTGCTTGCAAAGTATGACAAACAATATAGAGCGCAAAAAGAGCTTGCAAAAGTTCAATCAGAACTTAACTTTTTACAAAGAAATGGCGCACTAACCTCAGAGCAGGCAGCAGCAAAGCTTGACCGCTACACAAAAAGCGTAATCAAAGCAAATAGGTCTATGAACTCATTTGCAAAAATAGCTAGGGCTATGAGTGTTGCAACAAGAGCTTCTTTGGCACTTTATGTAGCTATCGCTGCTGTTAGAGCATGGACAAATATATCAAAAACATCAGAAGCAATTGATCTTTTAGGCCAAAAGATGAGGGTTCTTACTGGTGATGCAGACGGGCTTAGAAAAATATCAGAAGTAGCTCTTGAGACAGGGATAAAAATACAAGACCTTGGAAAAATCGTTACTAGATTTGCAGTTGCAACAGATAGAGCTTTTAGCATAGATACAATGACAGACTGGGCATCAACTATTGTTAAAAGCGCAAGGATAACTGGTACCTCAACACAAGAAATGACTGGTGCATTAATCCAGATCACGCAGGCAATGTCTGCTGGGCGATTAATGGGTGATGAATACAGGTCTGTAACTGAAAACTTACCATTGCTTACTGTTGCTTTAAGGAAAGTGTTTGGCGATACAACTTTATCATTAAAAGAACTTTCGTCTCAGGGTTTGATTACAAATAGCAGGATTATTGAAGCTATTGAAGAACTTAAAAATAATATTGAGGGGATTCCTGGGGCAATTGGAACTGTAGAAGCTAAAATAAATTCTCTTTCTACGGCTTGGGAGTTGTTTCTTAACAAGGTTGTTGAAACAGAACGCTTTAAACAGGTTCTTGACAATATGGCATTCTGGCTTACTGTAGTTACAAACTCAATAGGCGATAGTTTTTTCGAAAAAATCGAAAAGATGAGCAAAAACATAAGCAGTCTAGGAGAAGCACTTAAAAAGTATAAACCTAGAGGCGACTCTTGGTTTGTAGAAGCGATAACTTTTCAAGACCCTGACTCAGATCAAATACTACAACTAACAGAAGAAAATTATGATAAATATTTAAAAATCCATAAAGATAAAACAAAAGAGCTTGCGGACTTCATAAGCCGTGGAGGGAAGACGCTTCAAGAGGCTGAGACAAATAGGAAGAATAGACTTGCGGCAGACGCTCATATGGAAGAGCTTATAAGTCAGAAAACAGAAAGGCGCGCAAAGAAATTCTTTGAGTCGATTGGCGGGGCTGATAAAGAAGGGGAAAAAGAGCTTTTAAGGCTAAGAATACAAGCTATTGAGTCAACAACAAAAGAGAAGATTGCTCCTAGATCGCGAGAAAGAGCAGACTTGATGATTATTGCTGAAAGAAAGCGAACAGCAGAAAAAATAGCTGAGATTGATAGGAAAGCTATAAATAGTATTATGGAAAACCAACAGCTTTCTATTAACATAGATACAAAAACTCTCATGGAAAAGAGGGTTTATTCTGGAAAAATAATCGATATTGAAAAGAAGCATTCTGATACTTTGAAAAAGATACGCACTCAAAGAGAAAGAGGTAGAATCGAGCTTGATATGCCTGAAGTATCAGTTGGAGATACTGGCGGATTAACAAAACTTCAAGAAGCAAATTTAATCTTAAATGAAAATGCCGCAGCAGAAGAAGGGATAAAAATAGCAATAGATAAGACTGATTCGGCAGTACAAAAATTGATTGGTGGCGGAAGACAGAATAACGATGCTTATTCTCAGTATAAAAAGAGATTGTCAGACCTCACAGATGAACAAACTAGGAAACAAGTAAAGCTTGATGAATATTATAGGGATTCTGGAACAAAAACTTCAAAGTTGCAGATGACGCAAGTTGAGGCTACCGATGCTCTTACAAAGTCTTATGAAAGACAAAAAGACGTCGTAACAGGTTTATACACAAGAGATTTAGAAAACAGCTTTTCAAAAAGGCTTGCAGCAGAAAGAACAGCAAGGGATTCGCTTGCATATTTAGATGATGCACAAAAAGATTTAACACTGTCTGCTGAAGAAGTAGTTTATGCTCAAGAACAAATAGATATACAGCTTCGCAACTCAGTAGAAAGCGCAGCAGCTCTTACTGGCAGCTATACTATTCTTGAAGGTGCACAAGCTGGTTTAGCAAGAGGTCTTAGGGATTATGAACAATCAATAGGAACGGTTTATGAAACTGTAGCTGGATATACCGAGAAATTCCTAAACGAAACTGATGATGCTTTTGTAAACTTCTTGTCTGAAGGAACAAGTGCGTTTGATGACCTTGGAGAAAGCTTCAAGGATATGATTGATGATATGCTGAAGGATTTAATACGCCTTGCAGCTAAGGATTTTATCGTAAATTTAGGTGCAGATTTAACCTCTTTGCTTGGGATTGGTCAAGGATCAAGTGCATTAGGCGAGGCTTCTGGAGGGTCTGGAGATAGCATATTAAATTATGCAAAAGAAGGATTAAACGTATTAAAGACTGGGGAGTTTTTAGCTGCTCCTAGCTATGCTATACAGTCAAGCCTTGATGAAATATCTTTTGCTCTTTCGGAAAGAGGTTTTTGGGGTGCAAGCACAGGTGTTGATAATTTCGGAAGTACTCTTACACAAGCTGGTGGAGGAAATATCGCTCTTGGGTCTTTATATACAGCAGGAGCAGGTGTTGCTGGAAGTTTCGCAGGGGGTAAAGCTGGTAGTGAAATCTTTGGCAAAGAAGCACAAAGCGATCTTGGTAAAGTTATAGGAGGTGTTATTGGTTCTTACTGGGGGCCACCCGGTGCTTTTCTTGGAAGTTTTACTGGAGGCCTTATTGATTCCGCACTTGGAGGCGATGGAAAGAAAAGGACGTCTTTAGGTTTTGTTACAGAGCCTGGGTCTCAATTACCTGGGCAAAAAGCTTTTGGCGAATCAGGGCTTGAAATAACAGCTTACCAGAAAAGAACTGGTCAAGCTGGCATTGATATGTCTAATTCTATGGCTGAAATGGCAGCGACAACTGATACTGGGCTAACAAGGCTATACAGTCTTCTTGGAACAAATGTTAATCTAACAGGACAAACGCTTGGAGGAAAATCGGCAGGCAAAGATGCCAATTGGGGGCCAACTTTCTTTGGGTCAGCAGAATTCGATAAAGTAAACGCAGCAGATGTTGATAATGCTATAAATGATTTTGCTGAAGCTTGGCAGATAAAAGTTGAGGAAATGACTGGGGAAATGATCGACATTGCCCCATTTTATGATCTAATACAAGAAGGGGAAGTTTTAGGTAATACCCTGACAAGAGTGCAATCTGAATTCTTGATAATGAATGGAGTGTTCAATAAACTTGGGCTTTCAATTCAAGATGTGTCAGTTGAAAGCCTTGTTGCATCTGATAATATAGTTCAGGCTTTTGGCAGCCTTAGCGAATTAACAGAATCTATTGACTATTATTATGATAATCTTTATTCTGCTACTGAGAAGGCAAACAATTCATTAGGTGGATATAGCCAAGCAATTCAAGATTTTAACAACGAGTTTAGTGCGACTGTAAGTAGCGGGTCTGATTTGAGAGCTTATATAGACGCTCTCGATTTAACTACTGAAAGTGGACAAACCGCATTTGCACAAGCTGTCAAGCTTGCACCTACATTTGTAGAACTTGAAAAAGCAATGGCAAGTCTTGGTATTGGAGTTTATGAAAGCGCAACTTCTATATCAGAACTTCAAGATAACTTGGCAAGATCAACTTCTGACTTGGCAGATGCATATGAAAGGGAGATGGATTCAAAGCAAGATTATATAGATAAGTTTATTGATTTAGGAAATGCTTTAAGGAGTGCTTCTGCTGATTTATCTTTATCAGAACTATCCCCTCTTACTAATATGGAAAGGCTTAGCGTAGCAGAGCAAGATTTCGAGAGCACTTTCCAAAAAGCTATGACTGGAGATCAAGACGCTTTAGCAAACCTTATACCATCTTCAGAAAAATTCTTGCAGGAAAGCAGAACTGTAAATGCATCTGGCGCTCAGTACACAACTGATTTTGATAGGGTGAAAGAAGCGCTAGAAATGTCTGGAACTTTAGCATTTAATTCGGCAGAAATTGAAAAAGAAACTTTACAAATAATTACAGATCAATATGACCAGTTTATTATTGCTAACGATCTTCTTTCAAGAATAAATGAAAGCTTATCACTTCAAGATGCCCAAGCAGCGTATGATGCAGCACAAGAACAAGCACCATTAACTGATTCTGGTTTCTTAGATCAACTCTATACTGAAGGTTTTGGGAGAGAAGCTGATGCAGGAGGGCTTAGTTATTGGATGGATCAGTTATCTTCTGGTGCTAGTAGGGGAGACGTATTAGATCAGTTTAAAGGATCAGAAGAGGCTATTGCTTCTGGGTTTAACGATGATGATATAAGATTATTTGCCAATGGAGGCTCACACCCAGGAGGTCTTCGTATAGTTGGTGAAAATGGGCCAGAACTTGAGAATACTTTGCCAAGTTATATTTCTAGCAATACCTCAACAAGAGGAATGCTTGATAACAGTAATGTTGAAGCTGCAATTACAGAAATGACTGCTAGGGTTGTTGCTGCTATAAATAGCAATACTGAGGTGGTTGGTATTTCAGCGCATGTTATATCATCAGAAGTAAAAGAATCGGCAAATATTGCTGAATCTGCATCATGGCGCCAACAATCTGAGGCTGAGGCAAACTATGACAGATGAAGAATTTACAGCATGGCTAAAAGATCAGTCAGCTTTAAGATGCGTTTTAGTTGAGGCAGAATACTCTTATGAGAGTAGAGGGTCTTTTTACGATGACAGCATATATTTTTCTACAAAAGGCTACACAACTTCTCCAACTGACACTCCACCAAACCTGAATTATCCGGCAAGAATAAAAGGTGGAGTAAAGTTTACAGAAAAAATTAGCTTAACTGGTAATGCTGGCCTACAGTTTGGTGATATTGAAATAGATAACAGTGATGGATATTATGATTACTTATTTAAGTATGCCTGGACAAATCAGAATATACTTATTGTAATTGGTGATGTAGGATGGCCGAGAGCGGATTTTAGAACTATTTTTAATGGAACTATAGCTAATATTGCCTCAAGAAATAGAAACTCGATAAACATCAAGCTTAGAGATAAATTACAACGCCTTAACACTCCAATGACAGATGTAAAACTTGGAGGGTCATCTAGCAATGCTGATAGATTAATACCATTGACTTTTGGGGAATGCTTCAACGTTAGACCATTACTAATTGATGTTGCTACTCATAAATACCAGTTTCATAACTCTTCATCAGAAAGCGTGATTGAAGTTAGGGATAATGGGGTTCCTGTAAATAAATCCTCAGATTTACCAAATGGAACTTTTACTTTATTTGCACAGCCAGCAGGAGAAATAACCGCAAGCGTTCAGGGTGATAATGATACCGCTTATGAGAATACTATAGCTAAAATTATAGAGCGAATTGTAACAGGTTATGGCCTAGCATCCACTAGGTTTACAGCAGGCGATCTTGATGCCGCAAATTTAGCTCAGTTTGATATTGATAACCCTCAACCAATTGGTATCTATTCATCACAAAGGCTGACAGTGGTAAGAGCGATACAGCAACTTGCATCTTCAATTGGCGCGCAAGTTGTAATGTCGAGAGAAGGTTTATTGCAGCTTATACAGATCAACTCAAATTTTAATAGCCCAGTAATGCTTATTAATGATCAAAAGATAAAAGAACATAGCATGAAGGTTTCTTCCCTGCCTGAAATGTCGGCTGCAATAAAAATTGGGTATTGTAAGAATTATACAGTTCAGCAGAATTTACAAACTGGAATACCAGAAGACCATAAAGATTTATTTTATGATGAATGGCTTACGTTTACAAAAACAAACTCTTCAGTTGCTTCTGGTTATATGCTTACTGATGAGCCAATCCAAAAAGACACCAATTTAATAACTGCTAATGATGCTGAAAGCGAAGCAACAAGATTGCTTGATCTTAAATCAAGCAAACTTATAATATATCAATTTGTAGGCTTTGCTGAAATGTTTGACTTGAGGCTTGGCGATACAGTAACTCTCGATAATAGAAGATTTCAGCTTGACCAAGAAGACGGGATGGTTGTTGAACTAAGCCCTGACTGGATGACTAATATGATTACAGTTAGTGTTTTATGTGTATTTCAATCAGCCCAAAGTTAACTGATAAAGAATATCTAATAATTTTTGATTAGGGGTTGTAATGGCTGTTATTCTGAATGAGATAGACGTACTATTACAAGCTGCTGTAGTGCGAGTTTATAGTGTAAACTTACCATCAAATATTCTTGTTGGATATTCTGTTATAACAGGCACTAAACCTGTAGAAAATGCAGATGTTACTGGTGATAATACTGCTGCTGCTATTGCAGGCCAAGGAGCGTTAGCAACTGAAAGCACAATATCAACAGCATTAATTGATGCCGGAGCTGTTACTGCGGCAGAAACTACAATTGCTGCAATAAATTCAACTACTGGAAATCTTAATACTGATACTGTTGACACAGCACAGGTAGTTGCAGACGCAATAACAGAAGCAGAAATTAATGTAGCAAGTTTGAGTTTAATATCTGCGGATTTAGGTACTGTAACATCAGGAGATTTAAATACAAGTGGCTATGTTCGATCATCTGGTGCTGTAACTGATACTCTTGGCGAGACATCAATATACGGAAACCAAAGTAATACTGCATCAATTGGCGTTGCTGGAGAAAGTGGAACTACAGCAGGCGATATTGGAGTTCTTGGCGGTGCAACAAGTAGCGATACTTATGGCGTACAAGGGCAAAGCATAGCAAAAACTAATGGTGTTGGAGTTAGAGGGTATGCCACTGGTGCAACGGGGATTGCAGTTGAGGCAGTTGCTGCTACTGGTGCTGTAGCTCTAAGTTTGGACGGAGCAATGGAGACTAATAATAGCACTCTAGTTGCAAATCTAAATTCTGACCTTTTGGATGGAAAAGAGGCGGCAGATTTTCACCTAAAAACTTCAACTTCAATATCAATACCGGCAATTGGCACAGGTGATGGAGGCCAGGTTGTTCTTGAGGCAGATGGAACTGCGTACAATGTTACAGTTGCAACTTCTGGAACAACAACTACTACAACTTTATGGACTGTTGGATGGAATTCTACAAATAAAGTTGAAGTTGATGATGTTGGAGATATGACGATACTTGGAACTTTAGGTGAAAATTCAGATAGAAGGATAAAAACGGATATTGAATTAATAGGTGAGGCATTAAGTAAGGTTAAGGCCATTAATGGCGTAACATATAAAAGAACTGATACTGGAAGTGATAAAAGACAGGTTGGTTTAATAGCAGATGAAGTTGAAAGCGTGTTACCCGAAGCTGTATCAATAGGAAAAGATAAAGATAAAATTAAAAGCTTAGCTTACGGGAATTTAGTTGGGCTTCTTGTTGAGGCAATAAAAGAGTTATCTGATAAAGTTGAGCGATTGGAGTCAAAAAATGCCTAACATGAGAATAATAAACAAAAATCTTTCTAGCCTTTCATTTTTATCGGCAGATGAAGAAGATTTATCAATTGATAATTTATCTGATGATATAAAAACAAACCCGTGGAGAAGTACTACTACAAACCCAACAATAACAGTTGAGTTTCAAAATCCACAGTTATTATCAGCATTTGTTTTAGCTTTCTCAAACCTTACTGCTACAGCAACTTTCACTGTTAGTGGTTTTACTTTATTTGATGATGTTGTTCCAGTTTTTAATACTGGCGCTGTACTTTGTTGTCCTTCTGGCCCTATATCAAGCCATATGTTTGGTATAGAATATGAAGGAATAGATTCGGTTTCGATTGGCGGAGGCGCTTATGCAGTATCTTGGTTTAGTGAGACTTCTGTAGAGAGGCTTGAGGTTGAGATTAACGATGTAAATAACACTATGGGATATATAGAAGCTGGCGGTTTAATTGTTGGCAAATACTGGGAAGCTAAAGTAAACGCTGATTATGGAGCTAAAATATCTTATGAAGATAGAAGTGTAGTCTCAAGAACTGAAGCTGGTGATTCCATTGTTGATAGAGGAACTACCAGCAAATCCGTAACAATCAGTCTGAGTTTTATGGACGATGATGATAGGCGAGATATAAATCAAATAATGGTTGATAATGGAGTAAGATTTTCTTTATTTGCAAGTTTATTCCCAGAAGATGCAAACAGTAAGCTTGAGCAGACATATCAACTTTACGGGAAGATCAGTTCTACAATGGCTATAGTCAATAAGTTCTACAGCATAAATTCTAGCAGTTTAACAATAGAAGAAGTTTAATGGGAGACTTAACTGAAAATTTCAGTAGAAGTGAATTTGAATGCGGATGTGGTTGTGGTTATAACCAAATCAAAAAATGCATTGTTTTTGCTTTACAGATAACAAGATATAAATTCAATGCAAGGATTACAATAACAAGTGGTTGTCGGTGCGGGGCACATAATAAAGAAGTTGGCGGTGTTAATAACTCAAAGCATATGTTTGGTATTGCAGCAGATTTCGTTGTAGAAGGTGTTGATCCTAGAGAGGTAGCAAAATTTTTGAATGAGTATTTTGGTTTCACTAATGGAATTGGTTGCTATGAAGGGTTTACTCATTTCGATACTGGGGCTGTAAGATGGAGAGGTGGCTTTATTGATTCTGGAAGATTAGAACCAAGCCACCCCCATCATTACAAGAGATAAATTTATAGGAGATCAAATTCTGCTAAAAGATCGCCTCTTATTTGTATGTATTCATCACCACCAATCATTTCCTGCCTCATTTTTTGGCGAATGAACCAGTCTAGCCTGTAAGAATAAATGTCATTTTTAGGTTCTGGTCTATAAAAATTACTACTTCTGCCTCCCTTTGATGTTTCAACTGCGAAATAATCAGGAGAAGTAAGATCAATCTTTGTTTTAAGCTGAGGGAATCTCTTTACAACTTCCATCCATAACTTAATGGCAAAGATATTCATTGTTTCAGGTTCGATCGATTCATCTTTCCTTTGACCAACAAAAGCCATGATTGCTTTCAGATCACCAGATACATAATAATAATTCGAAGTACACCTTGGCATAAAAGTTCTTGCATCAAGGATAGGCATATCTGGATCATCCATAACTTCTGAATATAACTCCTTAGCATCTATCATCAATTTCATGAACTTTGAAAAATGCCTGCTGTTTGAAATTGATGGCTTTACCAAAACGTCATCATGCCTTAAATCACGGTCGCCAGTCCCTTGAGCAGAAAATGATAAAGTTCTATGTCTTATCAAATGACAAACATCAACTAAGTCTAAACCTTTAACTATAAAGGTGATTTTTATAGTTTCTAAAGCAGTTGGCAGAATATAACCAGCAAACAAATCATCAATTACTGAAGCCCGTTCTTCGTCAGTAAAATCAGTTTTTGGTTCATCTTCCCAAGTTCCAGATGCGAATTCTGGTATGTATTGCATCAACTCTTTATCAGTTGGACAATTCAGCATTCTAACACCAACAGCATCAAGAGCATTGATGAATGCTGTTCTTGGTTTTTCTCCAGTTTTTAACTGAACTAATAATGGGCGTTCTTCTAATTCATTGTTAATTGGCATTTCTTATTCCCTTCATTTTGTTTATAACAAGTGTTACTGCTTCTTCTGTTGAAATCTTTGTTGTATCTATCTGCAATATATTTTTATACCCAGCATCATGAAACAAACCAGTTATTATATCTTGGTGCTCGCACATTTCATATACACCAACAAGGTCTGGTTCATTTGTCCTGATAAACCTTTCTACTAAAATATCAATATCACAAACTAATAAAATTGCTAAGTCTATATGTTCTGAATGAGATTTTATAAACTTTTGATACTCATTGTAACTGTAGTCTCTATCGTTAAACCTCTCCTGTATTATGTTTAGTGCAAAAATATTCGATGGGTCTCTATCAACTATATAATCCATATAGTTAGTCCTCTCTAAATAACTTTTTATAAGAGATGTTTTGCCTGATCTATCTATCCCTGATACTGTGATATACCTCATCGCTCTTCCTCACCTTCATTTAAACCTATTTGTTTGTTTAGATTTGCAACTTGGGTTATAAAAAGAACTCTTATCCCCGGCATTATTTTACCCATTATGCAATACCAAGTAGAACCAACCTTTTCTCTCAAGAATTCATCAGCCATTTGTTCATATACAAACCTACCAAGTATGCACATTATTACTCCTGTATCATCTTCTATCCGTATATGAACTTTCATATCAGGCCCGGATAGAACTTCACCTCCTCTTTTTGCAATGGCTTGGACGTCATTTACATGAACATCATCCACATGAAGCATCTTTCCAATTACACAATATTCCCCAGGATCATTAACATCATCTATTAGATGTATCTTTGGTACTCCGAAATCAGTTGGATTTTTGTATAAGTTGCCAAAATGATGGCGGGCAGGATAAAGAATAGAAAATGGAGTCTTTGGTTTTTCTAGCATATTAAGCATTGCAGGAGTTAAAGTTTTTTCACCTTTCCTAACCTTTATTATATCCATTGCTTTTGCCGCACCTACACCTTTAATATTGGTTAGCCCTCCAACTAATTCATCACCTCTTATTTCCCAGTTTACACCAGAAGTCATTGGGTCGACTGCTTTAAATTTCAAGTTTTCAGACTCATAAAACTCTCTTAGTATTTTTAGTGAATTATCGTCATCTTTTGAATTATTAAGAATTGCAGCAATAAACTGAAGTGGATGATGAGCTTTCATGTATGAACAGTTATGGACTACTATATTATCAGCCAAGTAGTTATGCGGCTCGTTTTCCATAACAACATCGTACATGACAGAATCTTCATAATCTGTTATTGAGGTTATCTTGGATAAAACTATTTCATCACCATTCAGTATAGGCTCTGCAAGAAAGCACTGCTCTACAGCAAGCTTAATGTCTTCAACGCCTGTATCACCTCCAAGCACTATATATGATTCGCCACAGCAGTATTTATCATCATAGTATGACTTATCTCTTTTGTTTAACTCTAGCTCTATATAAACCCCATTTATAAAAAAATCACTGAATTGGTGCTGGTCTTTTTCATACTCCTTGTTATCTACAAGCTTTTGCCATTCATAATCAACACCTAAATCAATAAGTGTATTTTCAAATAAGGTTTCAAACATAGAATTCGTCTTTTTCCCATTACTCATTAAGTATCGCTTAGAGCCTATGTTTGCCTCTGCCGCAAGCGGTTGAACATTATTTCTGAAATCTTCCCTAAACTGTTCTTTTTCAGAATCACTCATGTGGTTATAATGAGAGTAATGGTTGCCGCTTTTTGCAGTAGCAAAACCACCTTTGGCTGTACATTTTATCAACGCTTCTCTTTCTTCTGACCCCCATCTTCTTTTAAAACTCTCTGACCTTTTTTCTATTAAACTGTCGGTAATCTCTACGCAAAGTTTTTCACACATAATATTGTCGCCGATTGAAAGATCAATCGCTCTTATATAACCATTATCTGTCAATATTTTGTGGTCATGAGAGCATATTATCTTTCTCCTATTTTTTAGCTTTATCTTTATCGCCTTTTTCTTCCCGAGGTTTTTTGCTCCCGTTGTTCTTATTACCTTTTTTACTTTCCCTTTTATTGTTTTGCCTGTTTCCTCATCATAACATGCTATGTTTTCAACGCCATTTCTGTATGCATTTGCAATGGTGATGAATCTTTTATTATCCCAGTCAAAAAGTTTTGTTTGTCCATGTACGCACCAATATGAGATATAAGCATAAGCTACAGAATGACTACGGTTGAAGGCATATGATCCCATTGATGATATATCTAACCATGCTTTATTTGCAGTTTCTTCATCATAACCTGATAACGCAATAGCACCTTCCACAAACTTTATCCTGTATTTATCAAAGAATTCTTCACCTAAAGACTTCGATGCTGCTTTCCTCAGTGATGAAACATCCTCCCAAGACATTCCAGAAATTTCTTTACACAGAGCCATCATTGTTTCTTGATAAACAACAACCCCATAAGTGCTTTCTGTTATTCTTTTATGCTTATCACAATAAAATGTTGGCTCTCTTTCTCCGTTTCTTAATTTTATATATCTTGATGTTCCGCCTGATGATAAAGAACCTGGCCTACCAAGTGCACCAGCAGCAACTATATCTTCAAAATGCTCCATAGGTGCAGAATGGTTTATGCTTTTTACAGCTTCTCCCTCAAACTGGAATACTCCACCCAACCTTTTATTTTTGAATACTTCAAATGACTTTTCATCATCAAGAGGCAAATCATAAAAATCATTATAGTCCATCCCTATTGATTTTGCACAATCTTGAAGTACTGATAGGGTTCTAAGACCAAGAGCATCAACTTTTAAAAGGTTGAGTCCTTCTGCATCTTTTTTGTCAAGATAAACAGTGCCATCTCTTTCATCTATACCGCAATAATTAGCCAAAGACTTATTACAGATTATTACTCCGGCAGCATGCTTGCCTTTATTTTTTGCATGGTTTTCTATCTGTGTTACAGTTTTCATTTCTGGGAACTTTTCTATAAACTCTACACCAGCATCTGTTTCTTGAAATGTATCCTCCATTGCAAATGCCGCCCTTGCATCACCGGGTGCTCTGTGCAATATCATATCCTTTACTGCCTCAGTCTCGAATCTTGGGATACCCATAGCTTTTGCAAACTCACCAATTGCGCTTTTTGGCTTGAATCTTGTAATATTTGATATTGTTTTTACATTATCAATCCCATATCTTTTTTCCATCCATTTTACGACTTTCCCTCTATACTTATCTGGAACATCAAAATCAATATCAGGGGCATCGAATCGGTTAACATCAATGAACCTCTCAAAGATTAGGTCATATTTTATTGGATCAAACGTTGTTATCCCGAGAAGATAGCATATTAGACTACCTCCGGAACTTCCTCTGCCAGGCCCAACAAGTGAATACCTCTTCGCCTCTTTTATTATTTCAGCAACAACCATAAGATAATCGGAAAAACCTTTATCTTCTAACAAACTTATTTCTTTATCAAATCTTTCTTGATAAACTGGATCAGTTAAATCAACACCAAGTCTTTTTGCTCCTTCTATTGATAAGTCAGCGATCTTTTCTTTGCCTTTATACTCAACATTCTCAGCAAGTGGCAGATCAAATCTATCAACAGACTTTTCTATCTCTAAAAGAGAATCAACACATTCTTTGCCAAAATATGCAATTGCTTCCTCTTCGCAAAGTATATGCTGAGGGCAAGATTTGTCATTTGCATTTCTTCCTGCATATAATTGATATACTGGTTTATCTTCACCAGAACTATAAAAGTTTTGGTCTACAAAAACTTTCTTACATCTGTAATTCTTTGTTCTTTCTGGTGTTGTAAAACCGATACCTAAATAATCAAGTCTGTTGGCTACTGGGTCAGTCGATATAACAATAACATTATTACTTAGAGAGTTTATATCTGATACAGACACATTCCCTCTATAATAAAAATTTTGTGACATTATCTTAGTTAGATTAAAAATCTCTCTAAGACCAATTACATTCTTTGCAATTATTATATACTCTTTCCCGAACTGTCCTCTAGGCTTAACCTTCTGAGTTGCATTATTTACAACTGTACATCTATAACCGTAAATCGGTTTTACACCAGATTTTTTGCACATTTGCTCTAACTTATAAAAGCTAAAAGTATTTGTGTCTGCTATTCCTATGACTCCATCACTAGAATAGTTGTCATGCAATGATTTTAAGTAGCCAAAACATTGCCCGAATGAGTATTCTGATTTAAGAGTTAGATGCATCATAAAGCTATATCACCTCTTTTGACAAGTTCTACAAAACATGATGCAGTGGCAACGACGTCATTTCTGGCGCGATGTCCACCATCAAAACCTTCACCAAACAACTCTTCATGCAACTGAATTAACTTTAACCTTTTGTTCTTAATGTGGTAGCTTTCTTCGACCGTGCAAATATGCCTTTTTGGATAGCAGAATTTTTTGTCAAGATCATGTCTGAAAAGTTCATAATGCATAACATCAATATCAAAAGAAACATTATGACCGACAACAATATCAACATCACTAAAGAAATCATACAGTCTATCATAGATTGAAAAGAATATCGGGGCATGTGCAACGTCATAGTCTGTTATCCCTGTTATTTTTGTTATTTCTTTGCTTATTGGGATTGGCGGCTTAACCATTGACTCAAGTTCTCCGACCTTTTCAAACTTTTCATTTATCTTTAGGCAATAAATTTCAGTCATATAAGGTTGAAGTTCGATCCTTGCAGGCGCAGCTTTAGTGAGGCCAGTCGTTTCAGTATCAAAAATAACAATATTCATGCATCATAATCCTCAAGACTCTTTCTAATATGTTCTATTCTCTCAACAGAGTTTTTTATGACTTTATCCATATAACCAGAATTACCTAATTGTTTTTCATTTCTAGCATATTGCTCGCATTGGATTGCATCCGCCAATTTAACTATCTTTGTCTCAACTGAATCCTCAAGAAGATCGCTTATCCCAGCACTAACAGCAAATGGGAATCCTTCGGCTTCTTCAACCTCTATTTTTTTTAGAAGTCCTACTAGCTTTGGATGCCTATTCTTTATCAAGTGCGGAATATCATTAGTATGAATTTCAATAATATCATGAGATATTGCCATATTCAAAGCTTTGCCTAGATCAAAACAATATTCTTCATACAGTTTTTGTACAATTGCAGCGACGTAAAAGCTATGTTCTGCAACAGACTCATCTTTGATCCTTGGAACATTACTGTACCTGATTATGTAAGACAATGGATAAATCATCTTTATGTACTTTTTCATACTAATTTCTTCAGTCATTTCATATTCCCTATGTATTCTTTGTTTGGCGTGCGACCATTCTTTAAAACAAAATCAAGAATTGTGCGAAGCTCTGTCATACCTTTCGCAACTGCGTTTGCTGAATGGGCAAGCATGATATTAAAGTCTTTTCCTTCTATATAATCAACCCAAACGTAAATTACATTTCTTTTTTCATAAGCATATCCGCATTCCCACATAGTTCCGGCATCTGAGCCATCAGTAACAGCAATTATGCCATCAGCATCATCAATCTCTCTACAGTTTGTATCAAATATCTCTCTTGAGTCAATACCTTTACCGTTTTCAAAAACACAATCATCTTTTGGGGAGAAATAATGAAAACCTCTATTATCTAGGATTCTTTTTATTTCTTCGACAATTTCAATTTGCCTATCATTAAAAAATGGTGATGCTATATAAAATTTCATCCTATTACTTCCTCTCTTGGTTTTTTACACAAAAGTGTCAAATCTAAGTGTGGCTGTTGCGGCATAAAGTTTGGTGTTCTTATGACGTCAATTTCATAACCCATATCAAACAACATTGGGATAATCAGCAAATACTCTTGCCAGTTATGATAAATTGATACGAATATATCAGGGCTATGTCTGGTTATTGTATCAACTGCTCCTGCTAGAACATCAAGTCCTGATCCTTCTGCGTCAATAGATATTAAATCGCATCTTGAAAAATTAAGGCTATCTATGGAAACAAATTCTATGGCCTTAGACTCAACTTTGTATTTATCTGAAACTTCAACGATTGTATCTCCATCGTTAGTTGATGTTACATTGAACTCTCCAACCCCGCATTCATAACTAACTGCCTGATTAATCATCCTCAAATCTGTAAGATCAAACAAATGCCAATTTGGGTTATCTATTATATCTATGCAATCCTCGCCAGAGCCTGCTCCAACAACTATTCCATTCTTGTATTTTGAGTAAAAATATCTTTTTGATAACACGCCAAAAGGATTAATGCCAAACTCTTTGTATAAATCATGTATAGAAAAACAAGACTCATTATCAAAATAGCCCATCTTTTCCATTAGAGGCAAGAAATCACAATACATCTTTTTTCCTTTGTTAACTATCAATGAGTTAAAAGCAATGCTTCTTGCAATTGAATTTACTGGTGGAAATTTAGAGCTGAAAATTGCTCTCATGTCAAAACTCCTTATTAATTATTTCAGGCCATTTGCCGCTTTCATCGACATATATTCTTTTTGGAACTTTAAATGTATCTTTTATTCCTAGTATTGTATCTACTGTTAAAAGAAAAACATCGTCTAAATCACAGTACTCTCTTAATGCATACCTTGCAGCGTGTGAAGCATCCCAATTAGGAGACCTTACTGAAACCCATTGAGTATAACGCCTTAAACCACAAGTAAAATCAATTCTTAGAGAATCAGGCTTTCCTCTTTTTGTGTGCCTTTTGACGTTCATATAATCAACATCGGCCCAAAACTGTTGGCTCTTACTGATAATATCAAGATCAGATGCAGAGTTTTCTATTTTTACTTTGAAGATAAATTCAGTTAAACAAGCTGGGCAAACTTTGCAAGTTGGATGAACTATAAGAGAGCATTTAGGACAAACTTTTGTTATCGGTTCACCTTTAGTTTTCTTTCCTTTTTCTCTAACTCTTATTTTATCAATAGGGCCATGAGTTGCAACATTGTTAGCAAAATCCAACACCAAACAGTGATCTTTTCCTTCTGCTACCCTGAAACCTCTACCAGCAGATTGAGCATAAACAACTGGAGAATCAGTTGGCCTTAACATTACAATCATATCAACATCTGGAATATCCAAACCAGTCGTTAAAGCATTTACACTTACTATACCTCTATAAAAACCATCCCTAAACCAGTCAAGAGTTTGTTCACGGTCTCTATCCATTTTTGAATGTACAATACCAGTGTTGATTCCATTCTCGTTAAGAAATTCCTGTATATGCTCGGCATGATCTATGCTTATGGCAAATATCAACCATTTCTTATAACTTCCACCTATCTCAATAACCTCGTTTAAAGCAGTTTCTGTTACAGTATTAGTATTAAATTTTAAATCCAATGCTTTATTGCTAAAATCGCCTCCTTGTTTTGGTATCCCTTTTGTATCCATCTGCATTTTAGTTGATCTGCAATACATTTTTGAAAGGTAGCCTTCACTGATAAGCCTATTGACATTTTCAGTAGAAGTCAGATCATACGAAATCTCAGTGAATAAAGCATTCTCCATTGTATGCAGATAACCACGAGACCTGAATGGTGTTGCAGTAAGACCAGCACAAGGACATTTGAAGTTTGCTATAAATGTTCTATACATTCCGGCATTGTCTTCACCAACCAAATGACATTCATCAACAATGATTAAACCAACATCACCAAACTGTCCAGGATTTTTATAAACAGACTGAATACCAGCAACAGTTATCTTCCCGGCTTCTCTACGATTCATCTTAGCTGAGTTAACAGCAATCTCATCACCAAAATGCTGATAAAGCGCCTTGTAGTTTTGCTGTATTATCTCAAGAACATGGGATAAAACGATGATCTTTTTATCAGGATAAACTTCTAAAAACTTCCTTATAAAAAGAACTGCAATGTATGTTTTACCTGCTCCAGTAGGAATTGCTGCTATAGGGTTTACATCTGGTACAAGCACTCTTTCCAATAAAGAATCAGAAGCTTCTGCTTGATACCACCTATCGTCATACTTCATTGTTCCTCTCTTTAAACATATCAAAACAATCAATCAATATAACTTCAAACTTGGGGAATTCTTTTATTAGCTCATCAAGCTTTCCTCTTTTTACCCTCCAATATTCAGCTTTAGCCTCTTCCTCTGACTTGAACGATTTGTTAGTTCCTGATGCTCTAAAACTATTTGTTTTGTAGTCAGTCCTATTGCTTACCCCTAAAGATAACTCACCTCTACTTTTGGCGTTTCCATTAAAGAAATAAGCTATTTTTCTTGGGGCATAAATGCAGGTTTTAGGGCCATAAACCTTATTGCCAAAAGATAAAATGTTTCTGTCAAGCTGGTATCCTTCAACATAATTTTCTTTCGACCAATCAACAAAGTTTGAGAAGTTGTGCCACTCTGGATCAATTGATAAACCTTCACATTCTGGGTGATCTAATAGATAAATACTTGAGTAACATCGCTCGAACATCTTCTTCCAGCGTGACAACTCCTTTTTAGTATAGTTACCAGTCAGAAACCTCTCGCCAAAATACCCAATGCCAAATGTTGTTTTTGCAAAAGGGTCAAGCACATTGCCATTATTTATCTGGTCGGCACGAACTGTTGTTTTATAACCAGTATCTGTGACTATACGAACCCTCTTTGAGTTTATATACTCTGTTGCTATTGCCCATCCACCGTTATTTAATTGGTATTTCTGGTCTATCAATATGCTTTGAGGTCTCATACTAAAGTTCCTCCAAACACTCAAGATATTCATGGGAGCCACAACCCTTGGCTTGGTTCTCAGTAGCAACATCATCTAGTTCGTGTAAACTACAGCCCCATTTGCCATCATCGAGAACATCAGCATATTTGCAGGTTCTACAATTTTTCAAAGCTTTCTCTTGACCATGACAAACACTAGAAAAGTTACAGAATTTGCATTTATAGAATGATGGACTGCCATTTCCAATCTTCATAAAATCGGCAACATTTTCAGAGCCAATAATTAGGGTAGCTTTGAATATTAAATCTTTGGCCAGCTCATTATTTGCGTGCACTCTTTCAGCATAATATTCAGAGGTGTTTTTATTGTATACTAAATACAACGCTCTTGTCGTTTTTGAAAAATGCATATATAGAATTATCTGGCAAAAGTGTATATATTTCTCTTTTTCAACCCCATTCTTTTTAACTAATTTAAACAGCTTATCAGATGAAGTTTTGAATTCTAATAAATGCGTTGTTTTTTCTGCCCCAGGAATACCAAGAGCCATCCCGTCAGAATGGCCGCGACAATGGTTGCTTACAGCGTGAAAGCCAGCTTGGGAGTCGAGGGTGTCCCAAGTTTTCACGCCTATTGACTCTAAATCTCTAATCATATCTGCTTCAGCATTATGACCAGTAGTAAAAATTCTGTTAACTCTGCCATCAATCTTATCTTTGGCTGTCCATCTAAAATAAAACCATAACTTCCGTGCACAATTTTCGCCTAATTGGCTCATTCCGAGGTAAGGTCTAGGCAAGCTTTCCGTAGTATTAGTCTTATCAATTAAATCAACTATCCTTGTTTTTTCATTATCTAAGAAACTTCCAATATCTGCCATGATAAAATCCCTTGTTGTAGAGAGTAAAAAGGCAGACTAAAAGCCTGCCTATGTTAACTTACTGTTTAATTATTGCGCCCATTCTGGCTTAGTAGAGCCTGATCCTTCACTTGCCTGTATGAATTCACCACTGACTTCTGAACCAGTAGAAACGCCTTCATAAGGTTCATAGAATGAAATTTCATTCTTTGCAGCATACTGCCCATTTTCAGGAACAATCTTCAATTTGATTTGCAAAGGAATGTTATGCAATTCAGTAGTATCACGAATCCCATCAGGCTTACCAATTGCATCACAAAGAGATTTGATTTCTTTGCGAGAAATCTCTACTGCAACTTCATTAGGGTTTGTGATGTTATAGCCAGCAAAGATAATTCGACCTTTGTAATCACCATCAATGATTTTGAATTGAAGGTTCATACGAGTACCAGTTTTTGCTTTGGTAGGTACAACATCTGACTTAACTACTTGGGCATTGTAGTAACCAACAGGGATTACAGAAAAGTCATCCATTGCTTCTTGGTTTGTGCCATTAAAAATTAATTCTGCCATTTTTCTATTCCTGCGTTGTTTGTTTTGGTTTAGTTTTATTTCATTCAGATTTAAGTAGCTCTGAATATGCTACCTTATTTGCACCTACCTCGTTAGGGGAGAGGCAGGATTATACTTAGCGTGTATTAACCGCTATAGACTGATCGAGGAAGGTTGCCAACATGACGGCGGCCCCATACATCTATAGTCATACTGGTTTAAATAATACCGACCAACCACCAGTATGTAACGCCAGTCGGTATCTTATCTGCACGATGAGTGAGGCGCAGATTCTTATGCTTGCTTTTTGCTTTGTTCTTCTGGTTCTGGTTCTGCCTTTTCTTTTTGTTCGGCTTTAGGATCTTCTTTATTTTCTATTTCTTTCTCTTTACTTTCATCATTTCTTTTTAGAATTTTATCAAAAATAAAAGTTAAGTCTGGTCTTTCCATTTTATCAAGTTTACCACTTCTATCCTTTGCCGCATACTGTAAATCAGGCTGAGTTTGAATATATCTGAAAGTTGATTTGTCTTCAGCGGCACCTATCCTTAGAGCAAAAACTTCATCAAAGAAAAATGGTAGATCATTTACGAGTGCTTTTCCAGGCATCATAGATTTGAATGTAGTGATACCAGTGTAATCATCTTCCATTCTTGTCATTTTTGCAGAGAAATAAACATGCTTTCCTTTCAAGTCACGGAATTGTCTAATCAATGAACTCATGTCATCAATTAATCTTCCGTATGCTTGTCTAGGGTCTTTTTCTTCAGACTTATATTGTGTGAGAAGTACTTGTGCTATTTCTGTGATTGAATCTAGGCAGGCTGTTTCAAATGATTTTGCTTCTTGTGCTTCAGTAATAAACCTATAAGCATCTTTTACATCTTGAACGCTTTTAACTTCAATGACAGGAATATCTAAATGAGATAC